GTCTAAAATATTTTTACCCATGTTTATAAATATAGACTTTGTGCCGTTCCATATCGTAACAAAAACATCTTTCCAATTACGCGCAAACCATCCGAGTAAACTTGGTATTGTCGATCCGAATAATTGCTTGGTATCTTCCCAAAAACTGACCATCCCTAATGTTACCGACTTCCAGGCGATTTGCATGACAAGCCGCCAATTTTCAATAGTGACCATAATTATTTTGAAATTCTCTGTTATAGCTGGCAGGTGCTTTGCTATGGCTTCGCCGATCGATTCTTTGAAGTCGCCCCATGTGTTCGACAGTTGCATCATTTTTCCCGAAAACGTTTCGGTTTCGCCTTTGGCAAGCTCAAAGCCCTCGGCACCTTTTTTCAAAATCGTTTGAAACTGTTCCTGTTTTGACATGTTCGCGTCAAGCTGCACGCCATATCTGGAAAAGCTGGTCATGTTGCCCTGTGCCGCTTTTGCAACTAAAGTCATCGCCGCTTTCGTATCGATCCCCAAACTCTTAGAAAAACCGATCGCCGCCACTGTTGCCGATTTCAGGGCATCGCCTGACAGCCCGCCCATAGACGCTCCCAACGCTGCCAGCTCGATGGTTGCCTCGTCGCCGATAGTTGTCATATCCTGAATCGCAGACGCGAAACGTTGTATCTCTTCTGCCTGGCTTTCTTTGCCAAGATTTTCAAGTGCGTCTGTTAGTTTCTGGACCGCTCGTTCCTGTTCGCCAAACGCTTTGATCGAACCGCTGGTGAAATTTTTGATCGCGCGAACTCCCAGAAAAGTTGCACCTACGGCGGCGGCGGCCCTTAACGTCTTACCCAGCCCCATTGCGGATTTGCCGACCTTTTTGAAGTTCTTGGATGCCCTGTCTCTGGCACTGATAACTACATTTACGCTTGTTTTTGCCATTTTTTATACCAGTTTGAATTTTCTTTTCCAGTAAGATTGTTCCGCAAATATCATCCTGCAGCAGTCTGTAAATACTTTTGCCTGGTCCAACGCTCCGCCGCTGACCGGCGGTAATCCTTTTTCATACAGCTCTGCGTATTCTATTATCTCAATTACATCATCTGTTATATATTCCAGCGGACAACAGGTCAGCTCCAGATCGATGCTTTCGTCAATAATCGGTTCAATCACGGTCGGTTTATCTTTGCACTTTGCGGAGCCTCGACAATTAGAGCAGATGGCTCCATATTGGAGCCCGACTGCGACTCTAATTTTTTTTTATCATCCACCGTGACATTCTGGCTTACTACAGCCTGCATCAGCTCTGTCGCCTCGGTCATCGTTAAAATATCATCTAAAATACTTAGATCAAAAGGAATCTCATTGCCTTGCGGGTCGGTCAGGTTTTTCCACCCGATCAGGCTGATTTTTATAGCATCAAAAGCCAAATCGAGCATATCGGCCCCGCTATTTGCCGACTCAAATTCATCGCTTAGATTAGCGACCTGTTTCCATTTACGGCCGGTCAGGTACTGAAAAACAAAGGCTGGCTGGTCCGCCGGCTCTTTGTCTTTGTCGGTACTTAGCACAATGTCATAAGTAGAATCCGGGTTACATGTTAGGGGCATCTTTTGTCTCCCTGGGTTTCTTTTCGGTGCTTTTCAGATAAGCATCCTGTGTTTGTTTGTCCAGCGAATCCCAAAGCATCATTATCTCCTGATCGCTGGCTTTGAGCCATCCGCCCCTGTTAGCGCAGATAGCATCACGTATTTTTTTTACATTTGGTTTCATATTGCCACCTTTAACTTATAGTCATGGAATATTCATCGTCGCCGGTATTGATAGTGACGATATTAAACTGGCCGGTTACATCATCGATTGCAAATTTCTCGCGATCGCCTTCTTTGGCCTCGCGGTACTGGAATTTCGACCCTGCCAGCGTCATCGTGTCTGTTCCATCGGTTACAGCCAAACTGATCGCTACTTCCGTTCCCGCCAGCCATTTGCCATAGAGATCATAACCTGCGATCTTGTCGGTTTCCGGGTCAAGCGTCATCGTCGGGTCACGGTCCGTTATCGCATAATAGCTGATTCGTCCGTTATCCATCCGCGGAACCACCTCGTTGCCGACATCAAATTCAAAGGTCGAAATCTTGATCGATTCGCTGTCAAGGCTGAAAGCGTTTGAAGCTGCTCCCCACGGTAGCGGCTTAAGTACCGAATAAGCGACCGTTGGCAATGCCGCATCGATCGGGGCCTGCCATACGCCGGAAAACTCAAAATCGAACACCAGCCGGCCGCCGTCGGGAGCCAGCTTGAATGTTCCCATCGCACCGGCAAGCTGTTTTTTAACGCCATCTTCGTACGATGCAAGCGAAATCGTCTTTTGTGTCGCGTGTACCGATGTCGGCGTATATACTTCCAGGGTCTTTTCCTGGCCGCATGCCTGGAGCATTATGGCCAGTGCCGGGTCCATCCCCTGGCTGCCGTCACCTCTCAACTCCATCTTGAACTTACACGACCCTGCGGCGGTCCCTTCCAACACGCCCGGCGATGTGTGGCCCAGAACTTTACCTGACAGTTTCCGTTCGACAAACGGGTCCTCCGGGTCCATTGTTAGATCGTAAACTAAAGCGTCGGTGTCTGCAGCGACCAGTGTCCCTTTGGTCGTCTCGATTTTAACCTGCAGAACCCGCTTCCGTTTCAAAAGTGGTGCTGACAAAGCCATGATTATATCTCCTATTTATTTTATGCTTTTGTGTAGGGGTCCTCGACATTGACCCTGTATGTAATATCAACTTCTAACATTACGCCGCTGAAAAACTCATTTTCTACAAGCGGCAATCTATCGACGATCTCTGTATAGATCGCGTAACTGTTCCGCGTTATATCTTCCATCAGTTTCTTTTCCAAGTCCGCCGCGACTTTGTTGTTCTTGGTATCGATAGAATCTGATGCTGTGTCACTTTGTACTGTAATCGCCATCAGAAAGAATCCCTGGACGATCTCTTTTACGCCATTAGCTCCGAGTAGATCGGTTCTGCTTTTTTCCGCGCCCTGGACGATCAAGACATCCTGGTCCTTCCATGTCTCGTTTCCAAACAAAACGCGCTTTGGCCTCCTGGCAACCAGCGTATATTCAAAGCCGTTGCCGGTAGTTATCAGGTCGATCTTTGTAGCTATGTCGGCCGCTATATTTTCAATGACTGGCGTTGCCATATCACCCGGCCCCTTTCATCTTTTGTTTTTCTAATACCAAATTGAGCTGGTTGTCGATCTCTTTTGGCAGTTTTTCTTCCGCTCGCTTTATGGCGTTCTTTAATATGTTAGTTGATCCGGCAAATACATGCAATATCGACGGGCCAAATAATTCCTGAATTGGGAATCGACTCTCACGCTTGCGGATAAATACTCCGATATGTCCTGTCCCGCGTGTTATATCAGTGACCGCCCGGCCGCCCTTAACCTCACCGATAAAGGCATCTTTTATAGTTTTTCTTCCTTTTCCCAGATCGTACGATACGCCAGCTTTTTTCCGTTTTGCTCCAGATTCTTTTTCAGCTTTTGTTTGTCTGCTATATACCTGTTTAGGTTTGAACCGGCTCAATGGAATCCTTCTTTTTGAAGTCTCTATGATTGACTCGAGATTTGTGTTTGTGGCTCGGCTCTGTATTAATGGCCTTCGCCTGTTTCCTTTTTGAAATAAGTCTTTTTGTTTTAAGCCGGTATTTCTCGCAATAGCTCGCACCGACTGGACCCTTGCCGCATCCGATGTTTTGTTAATCGCTCTTTGCAGAACCATCGGGGCCTTTCTGGGAAATCGCTTCAACATCAGATCGACTTTCCGCATATCTTTTTTATCAACTGTTATGCTTGCATCAGCCATTTGCAATCCCTAACATTATCATTCCGACATCCTGGCTCCCTATTTTTACCATGCTGAATTTTTCTGCAACCTGTCCGATCCTCATCGGCAGTTCGATCAGGTCGCCGCCGGTGTCGATCTCGCTGGACGATATGCCGATGGTCGAATCGTTTGCGACCCACAAAACCAGCCTCGGTGAATATCCGTGCGGCATACCCTCGAGTTTTTCCGACGGCTCCCTGTCCACAATGGCATTTATCGACCGTGACCCGCCGCCTCTTGGCCAGTATGTCACCGGCTCGGCAAAGCTGTCAAGCTGCTCGATCGCCATATAGTCCAGGTCAGCATCGATTTCGTTTGTCGAATCTTCGCTTAGTGTAATATTGACAGCCACGCCCGGCGTTGAACTGAGCCCCGCACCGTCCACCGAGTAAACGGTAAATATATACGGCACATCGTTGTCCAGCGATGATACCGTGACATCGCCGTCACCGCTTCGGTTTCCGCCTGCCAGCCATGCGGTATCGCTCGAAGCCTTGTACACCACGTAATTCGTGACCCCCGCGTCGCCGTCAATTGTCAGCGTGACACTATTTGCACCTGTGGCCGTTGTAAATGTCGGCGGGTCCGGCTCTGTGCCGGCGTTCAGCGTTCCTGTAAGCGAATCGCCTTCGATGCCGTAATCAACGCCCAACGCGACATCGCCAACGGCGGGAAAAACCGCCCCATATAAATATCCAACTGTCTGGACCATTATGCCTGCACCTCTTTCGCAATCAAGTCAGATGTGGTTGTAACAGCCGTACCGTCCGGCTTGGATAGGTCTTTAGTTTCCAAAACAGTCGCGGTCCCGGCTTTCTTGTAAATCACCTGTCCTTGGGCCGGGTCTGTTGTTAAATCAATCTCTTTGTCGGGATACAAAATATCATCCGCGGTTGTTGATAATATCTCCATTACATTAACACGGAACCCTGTCGGGTCTGCCTGTGATTGGGTCTCCCACTCATTGACAATAGCCGCTGCCGTAGGTGGTTCAGTGACCATATCTGTATTAGTAGTACACGTACCAACCAAAGTAACACCTGCGATTGTATCTGTTACAACTACGTAATCGGCTGCCGGCAATGTCCTGGCCTCGAATTCCGCGACGGTTGGAATATCGGCTATGTCGGCGGATATACTAGCCCCAACAGCCGCTCCTAACACCGAAGCCAATGCGGCATTATCTGTGCCCCTCATGTCTGTATTAGTTGTGCAGGTCCCCACCGTTTGGCTTGCCATCGCCGTGTCCAGATCAAAAGCGTGCATGGCAGAGGCATTACCATAGGTTTCAACTTTAATTACTTTATCTAAAAATACTTTAGTTACAGCATCAACCAACTTTATAAGTGCAACTTTCCCAGTGCTTTCACTTGCGGATAAGGTAACTTTATAGGTTCCAGAGCCTGCTGGAGCAGCTACTGCAATATTATCCGAGTTGCTATAAGCACCACCATCAGTTGACACTTGGCAGTCAGAAGCAGCAGGAGTCCAATCAGTTCTCAGATCTACACCATCAACTTCAAATAGTTCAAAGTACACATCTTTAGTCGCACCATATTTGCATTGCTCAACTTGCATCTATGCACTCTCCCTCCTGCGTCGTAAAATTGGTATTCCGCTACTTCCAGGAGAAGCAGCCGCCCACAACTCTATTGGTTCACGGTCAAACATTTGATATGGATTTATATATAGAGACTGGATTTCAGAGGCAGATAATGCGCGGGTAAAATATAAAACATAATCTATATTAACCCCATCACATGGGTATTGGGCAAACCCTGGATTTATACCAAAAGTTAAATCTTTTGTTTGGTCTGTTGGGGCAGCAGTACTTCCAGTATCACCAACCTTATTACCATCATAATACACCTCTGACCACTCTCCCACATTATGAGATATAGCATAACTGGCCCATACATCTATAAAACTGGTATCTGCTACATGTACATGCGAAGGGCCGTAACCAGCATTGAACACCATGCGATTGTCGGCTTCTCTATTAAAATGTATATAAAAATTATTCCCATACCAAGTTGATTTTGAAACATAAACCTGATTTTCTGTAGTGGTTGTTCTTTTTACACGACAAATAATTGTATAGGAATCATTTTGTAATGACAGGTCATTCCCACAATTTACCCCATCGCCTACTGCACCCCCATATAATACAGGACCTCTATCGCCAGCCTGCCACGATAAATCAGTAACAATTCCGCTATTCCCATTCCCACTCAAATCACAAACTTTGCTTCCACTACCCTCGTTCATCAGCCAGCATCCAACTAGACCTTGAACCAATGGATGACTTGGATTAAGTTGTACACCTAATTGAGGTTTAAGATTCATCTTCTTAGCTCGCTACTGGTATAGTCGCATATTTAATATCTGTTTGAACCGTTACCGAAGAACTTCCTGTAGTGTTTTCCCACTCCAGATAAACTTTGAACTTTTGAACTTGAGCAGCACTCAGGAAAAATGTTCGCCTGTTTGTGTTGTTCTGCGTAAACGGCATTTCAAATCCCCACGACGGGTCACCTGTCGATGGAACTTCATAGCTTCCATCTCCGGTTTCTCTGGCAATGTAAACATTAAGCCCCCCGTCAGCCTTTGCATGATTTGAATAATCTGCGTCTATACTAATCAAACATGCTGCTTTACCGTCCAAATCTAAAGCAGCAGAAGCGTCCGATGTAGTACCGCCTTGTGTTAAGGTTATCGCAGCATCGATAACTGACCAACTAGCGTCCCAATTGTATCCTGTATCACTCATTAGGCACTCTCCCTATATTGATTTAGTTTCATAATATTTTCTCGACATAATTGAGATTCTTTGATACGAATATTTCTTTTTTTGCTTTCTGTCCTTGTTTTATGCCCGCTTTCGATTTGTAGTATTTTTTGCATTTCAATTAACTGTTTGTCTTTGACGTGCAATTTACCATCCAACAACTTACATAGCTTCAATAGCCCTTTTCTGTTATTTATACGCAAATTATACCAAACATTCCTTCTTGGCTTGTGGTTTTCCTTAGTAAGACAGCTTTTCATATCATAAGCGGCTAAAAAACTTTGTATCTTTTTCAGGACAGTCTTTGTGTTTTGGGAAATGCCAATTCTTGGATGATAGTATTGGTTCTGAACTGCTATCGTAAAACATCCTTCACCGTCTAAAAAACCGGCTATATAATCAATGTTCATATCAGCCATAACTTACACCATCCTTCCATTTAGTATAGCCGCTCCTGCGGTTGCCAAATCACCAAGCATTGTCTTTATAGCAATTTGCTTTGCATTATCTGCTTCGTACATTGCCCAGAGCGTATTTAACACATCAGTTTTTTGTTGTGACGTAGCAATTAAGGCATCAATCGGCCCGTATCTTTTTACATCTTCACCATCGGTTAAAACACCGACGACAGTTACTCGTCTAGTAGCCACGTCTTTTGCCTGTATTTCTAATGTCCATGTAGCCGCCATAATATATCTCCTGTTATTTTACTTCCACAAACCCACAAGTTTTGTAATCGCCGCCCCGACACTAAATCCCAGCAATGTAAGTACAAATCCGCAACCCATCATAAATGCCCTGGATTTACCGATCTCTTTGCCGTAGGGGCACATCGCAACGTGCATTTCGATCGCCTTTTTAGCAGCAGCTTCGGCCGCTTCCCGAGCGATATTTTTTGTATTTAAAATGATCCAATCTTCAGAATGTGGCATGCCTGTACCTCCGGGTGAAACCATAAACCAGTCATTTAACAATTCACATCACAATATCAATATGTACCCTGCCCGCGTTTGCGGACAGGTTACACATCGATTAGTCATTGCTGTTACGTGGTCAGTTCATAGACAAACAGGTCGGTCGCGCCCTGGAGAAACTCTTCGGTATTCGCTCGCATCCGAAGCACATCGGAACGAATCTCGTCTTTGCGATACGATTCGAATGTTGGGTTCACCGGAGAATCGGCGGTCCATAGAGCCGTTCTGGCAGCACTTGGCGTTTCCAGCGTGTCGCCGTCATTGGCGGTTACTATCAGGTAGGTTGTGCCTGCTGTCCAAATTTGGCTCATACTTTCGGCATAACCCTCTTCGGTGGAATCGTACGAACCGCCCGCGATGAGGACCTCTTTGATCCCCAGCATCGCCGCGACAAGCTCCTGACGGAGCCGAGACGGCTGGACACCGCTGGCAGTACCCGCCCAGGTATATTTAACCTTATCGATCACCTCTGCAGTTGCCATCATTTCGGTGTAATCGGCCCGCGGTATGACATACGAAATATCTTCCCTTGCCACTCCGCAGTTGTCCTGCAACGTCTCGATACCGGTCTCGATATCGGCTAGCGGAACCGCCGATGCTGCTGTGCTCCATACTGTTGACGGAGCGTTGGATGTAAAGCCGCCGCCTGACAGCAAAGCCGCCACCCGCTGTTCTTCTGCCAGCAGCATCTGATAGGTTAATATCTGCATGGCGGCACGTTCGGCGTTGAACAGGCTGCCATATTGTGCCTTTTTCGCATCGTCAATAAGATACTCCAGGCCATGTTCCACGCAGTCGTATGTTCCCCGGCCAAATTCGCCGGTGATCCTGTTGTAGCCGCCATCTGGTGTGCGATCGGTGCTGGAAGCCGGTTTCTTGAAGGATTCCCGATTGAATATCGGAAAGCTCCCGGATTTTTCGCCCACTTCGATTATCGGTGCCACTCGCCTGCCGATAAACCGCCCGGCGGCTTTTACGGCCTCGAATTCTTTCGACAGCACCGCCATATCAGCTCGAAATGTTACGCTTGTTGATTCTGGTCTCATAATATAACTCCTTATTTTGTCGTTAAATCAAAAATTAAAATATTACACAGCGACAGAAAATTCCATCAGCTATCAGCGATCCTGCACTACCTGGATATAATCAACCAGCAGCGTTTCGGCATTGGCTCCGCCGGCCTTTGCACCCAACAGGACGTGCATCTCTTCCAGTCCTGAAATTGTCAGGTCAAGTGTTGCTCCCAGCGTCCCGTCAACGTAGAACTTGACCTCGGCGGTCACACCGTCGTTGTAGTCGTAAACTATCTGCAGGACATGCCACGAACCGGAAGTAAACGCACCGGCATCGGTGTCTGTGTCCTGTGTAGCGGCATTGGATGTCTCCGCCTGCCAGACAGTCCCGCCGTCAACCTTGAAAAATACAGCACCGTCGTAGCTGGCCATCGGTCCAGCCCCGTCGTCCAGCAGCGAATTAGCCGCCACTGTATCAGACAGACCGACGATGATATTAGCGTCGTCGGTGTTGGCCTCGGTCAGCTTGACCCTCGCCTCGAGAGATAACTTCTTGTCTGTCTGGAACGTAAATATTTCATGTTCCGAACTGACATAGGACTCGTTGTTATCCGTTCCGCCTGTGGCAATTGATAAAACGCCGCCATTTGCGTCGGTGCTGTCAATTGTACCGGCATCAGACACTGTATCTACCCAGTTGTCGTCGTCGTTAAACGTCCAGAAATCATCGAAAAATTCCATGATATTCTTTTTGTCGGAGCTAAATGCGTCGTTGGCACCGTGCGTTCCCCAAACGATCGCTGAACCCTTGCCGCCATCGCCTGTTATAGCAGTTAATAATATACCGATCTGTAAACCGACCGCGGCATCTGATACCTTACCGTCGGTTGTGACATAGAGAGCCGCTCCGGCGGAGATCGCCTTTGATCCTGTCACTTTCATAATTCCGCCCTGTAGCGGCTTGATTGTTGTTACCGTAGCGGTTGCCACCGCTTCTGTAGTCAAGCCGATTGGCTCCTCACCGCCATCGGCATATTTTGCTGTAGATGAGCTTGTCAGTACAAACCGATCCGCAACCAGTGCTTCACCGCTGGTCATCGTGAACGGCCCATTATTTTCATAAGCTAAACCCG